CATATAGGCACCTGTGTAATTTTGTAGGGGAACTTCTCTCTCGTATAAATTTTTATACGTTCACCACTATGTAGTAGTGTAAAATTCTTCTTAGATTTGTAGTGTAGATCATCTGCAATATCATATAGTCTAGTATCTGTACCATCTTCTGCTTTACGTAGTCCTCGACCTATCGATTGGAGTACTCTGATCTGACTTTTGCTAGGAGATGCGAATATGATGTTATGAATATTTTTGATGTTAATGCCAGTGGAGAAAGTCCCCAGACTAGCGAGAATAATAGAATTTTTCTGCTTGTCGACAATATTCCGAATCGCTTCTCGGTCACTTGTTTTGGTTTCTCCCGATACAAAGAAGAATCGTTGTCCATCTTTCAGTCTTTCCTCAATCAGATTCCGTAAAACCTTGCCGTGTTTGTCCACAAGATTAAACAGTACCAGAGTATTGCCAGTTTGATTGACTGCCAGATTTGCAATAAATTTGTTTCGTTTTTCGTATCGGACGATAAAATCGATCTCATCTTGATACGTCCTTTTGTCTGTGAGTTGACAATGTTCCCTCGCATATCTAAGTAACACTATATCTATATCAAGTTTTGCAAGCGTATCTTGCTTCTGTAGTTCGTGTGTGGTTGTGACTCGATGCACAGGCCCAAACAATCCCTCAAGTACTAACTTGTGTACCTGCGTACCATCAAGTGTACCTGTCAGACCAAACCGATACTCTGCCTTGATTGCCTTATTCATAATAGACGACAAAGACTTCGACTTGAACCCGTGCACTTCGTCACCTACAATACAACCGAACTGTTGAAACCAAGGCGGGCCTAGTTTATAGATTGACTGCCACGTAGAGATAATCAGTGGACATTCAGATTCTTTATCCCTACCCGAATAGATACGATGACAGTTTGTTTCCACATCATAACCGTAGTCATGAAAGTCTTTGTACATCTGTTCCACCAGTGATGTGGTAGGAACGATCAACAGAAGTTTCTTGTTATGGTTTTCCAGATACCACCGTGCAAGAATGTAGATGATGAACGACTTACCAGATCCTGTAGGAGACAACATGATCGCACGTTTGTTCTCAATGCCGTGCACAATGGCATCGTACTGATAATCACGTGGCTTAAAAGGAAGGTTGAGTGTATCCAAAAACTCTTGGAATGCCATGTGCGGAACTTTGTTCTTATCGTATGGGAAACCGTAGGGGGATTCCTCCACCTTGATTCCGTATCCTCGTTCTGCACAAAACTTACGAATAGATTCGTATAGACCCGCATTGATCTCACCGTTGGTGCGATTGAACATACGAATCTTTCCGTCCCAAACGCGCTTCTTCACTGCGGGCATAAATTTTGCGCCAGGGACTTCGAACGTAAAATGGTCACTAAGTTCAGAGACGATATGAGGCGCACACTCCGTCATTTGGAGCATGGCATAATTTTTCATCGTGAACTTAATGATTTCCAATTAGAACCCAGCCTCGAACTTTTTCCATTCTAATGTATTACGAATCGTCTGGTGTCTCCACTTAAGGTTTTCCAGAATATCCTTGAGAGTATCTATAGTGGTTTTAAGGTACTCAATTTTTGCCTCACTTTCCTGCAACTCCTTGTCTGCTTCGACAAAGTGTGCCATATCACCCTTGAGAATCTTCAGACCTTCATAGGGGTCATAGTCCCATCCAAACCGATCGATCTCTTCCTTAGACAACTTGCCTGAGTACCACAACCATTTATTCTTCATCAGTATCGCTTGTTTAAATTCTGCATCCTTCAATTTTAATTTGTAGGTGGCATGCAGTTCTAGATACTTGGCATGTAGTACAGTAGTCTGCACCGAACTGGCGTCAAGTGCGTTCATTTCAATACGTGAGTCGGTCTTCCACTCTTCTAAAATTCTTTCAAGATTCATTGCAAATTCCGTAGTTAAAAACTACTATATTATATCACTTAAAGTTAAAATAGTCAAATCTGAATGTTACTGGAAACGACAGGAACTGTTCCGTCGAAGACGCTGTCAGAGTTATCTGACCCACACTTGTTGGAAACGCATTTATATATCTAAATGTACGATTGACATTATTGTGGCTTGACAGTATCGCCACGGTTATGTCATAATAAGACGATGTTCTGTATGGACTTTCACCTTGACCTAGACCACCAGTCGCAAGTAGATGTTTCTGTGCGGTGGCGGATACCATCCAGTTATAGAGTTCTCGGTATGAGTTCATGTCTTCGTCTAGTAGAACATCCATCTGAAGGATACCAAACTCAATCTTGTCACCAACCAGAGGTACATTAGATATGCGAGAGAAACCGAGTTCTGTGGCAGGTAGGTTTACGTCAGGATGGCTAACCGACTGCGCATAGAATTGTAGGTTCGGAAAATCACGACGATTGATGATGATCTTAAATCCAGTAGGTTGTAAATAGTTTGTTCCGCAATCAAAAGTATCAGATGCCATGTTGACTTCCCGTAAAAGTTTTAGTATAATGTCCTATCTAATGAGAGGATTATATGTATTTATCTAAGTCTGACGCTATTTATGCGGCAAATGTGTTCACTGATTTCTTTTCGTCAATGGAACGAATCGACGATTATATGCGTCAAGTAAAACTAGAACGCATGGCGAACTATCCCGACTCATTGCCTGGCATGGGGCCTGAGACCGACATGTTCAATGATCCGAACATACACCCCAACGACATGGACATTTCGTTTCACGAAGTGTCTGCCACCAAGTTGCACATGTATCTAGAGATCACCACATCTGCTGCCGTTGAGTCATCAATCCCTGGCAAGTCCCTGTGTCTTCTGGTCAAAGAAAATAATACCAATACCATATTAGGTATGATCCGTCTTGGGTCTCCCACAATCAATTCTAAACCACGCAACGAATGGTTGGGTCGTCCCCTTGACTCACACAATCCAAAAGTCATGGCACGTTTTAATGCGTCTGCAATTATGGGGTTTGCCATCGTGGCAGTACAACCGTTCGGATTCAATGCACTTGGTGGTAAACTACTGGCTGCAATCTGTTGTTCTCACAATGTTCGTCGCATGTTGGACGAGAAGTACAAAACTAACTACTGTATGTTCGAGACAACCAGTCTATACGGATCCACCAAAGCATCGAGTCAATATGATGGTATGAAACCATTCCTACGTCATAATGGATTGACTGTATCTAACTTTGCGCCATTGATTAACGACACCAAGTTTCGTTCGCTTGATGCATGGTTCGCAGAAAGAAACGGGGGTGAGTACCTTGTTGATCGAGAAGCAACATCACGCAAACTTAAAACACAGACTCGTATGGTCAGTGTGATCAAACACTCACTTAAAGAACATGATCTAAATGAATACAAAAAGTTCTGTGACATGTTCAAGAATGCACTTGATCTCACTGAACAGAAACGCAGTTTTATTTCTACCTATGGATACACCGCAGAATCCGTAAAGAATTACATGAACCTTGAAACCGATATCTTAGTTCCCGCAGAAAACTTTGATCGTTTTGAGTTTGAAAACATCGTAGAATGGTGGCGTACCAAAGCGGCACGACGATACGAAACACTCAAGTCCGAAGGTCGTCTTCGCACGGTTCAGGAAACTTGGAATACCAATCCAGAAGATATTGATATTATTCGTTAAAACGCTTGACATACGGTGCCAAACTTGGTACTATATAAAACTGTGAGTAGGAAGAGGCACAATAGTGCATACTCACATCCATATATCGAACATGATAGGAGAATTAACATGTTAAAATTATCTAAAGAAACTACATTCCCAGATTTAGTAAACAACTTCGATTTGTTTCACCAATATTTCTCAGATAAAAGAGAAAAATTAAAGTCACTTCCTTCTTGGAACGATGACAGAAACTATTCAAACATTCAACACATCGATGATTTGTTTGCTTCCCTTGATAAATCAAATATCGATTCGACCCTTGAGTATGAGGTTCGAGTCCCGATTTCATACATATTTTCCTCACCAACCTATGATCGAACCCGAGAGTGTTTCAAACCAAATGGCATAAAGATTTGCATCGACCACCTCAATAAAGAGATGAATGGAACCCATTTAGGTTTTAACTCAGAAGCTGCAGGAAACTGTGCGGCTTACATTCGATACGACAAAAAAACAAAAACATTCATTATTGTGAAACACCGAGGCAACCACCGTGTGAACATGGCTTTGTTGGTTACCAAAGGAGACGACACAGAAATAAAAATGACTGTGAAATTTCACCCGATCGATCGTTCATACGAAGAAATGATTCAGATAGAATCAATGGGTCATTATATTGATGCACAAGAAAATAAAGGACAGACCGAAGCAGATAAGTTCAAATCTGGAGTGTGTGCCAATGATCCTAATCAAATGAAAGCATTTCGTTTTTTAATGGATAATCAAATTAATTATAAAGGAATCATGCAACAGATGAATGTTGACGGTTGTGATGATTGGATTAGTTTGACCAGTTTGACAGGTTTGACCAGTGGTGAGGGCAACGGCATTTTTAAACATTATGGTGAAGTAAACGTTGTTCATGCACTTGAAACCATTAAGAACGTTGCAAAGATAACTGGTGAAACAGAAGTTTCTTCTACTGCACTGCACTGTATTTCACAGATGTATTATTGTTTAACTGAGTTTGGTAAAAAAGATGAAAGTAATCGTCCACTGTTCAGTAAAGAAGAACTGAATCAATTCTTTTGTGATTGGTTTGATGATAAAAACAGAGTACAATCATGGAGAAAAGGTAAGGTTTCTTACCCAATATTTGGACTCTGTGAGTTAACTCAAAGTGGAAGCGTTAAAAACTATGCCTATATCTACGTTAAGACTTTTTGGCCGGATATCGTAACTTACTGGAAAGAAGCGATTCGAAATTCCAGAAACGGTTTTAATTTGGATTGTGTATCATGTAACCAAATTCTTTTGAGAACTGATAAGTTATTGAAAGGTGAAGTTCGAACACTTCTTTCAAACGTAGCATAAAAAAAGGGGCACCGAAGTGCCCCAATTCATACTACTTTATAGTTCTTATTCTTATGCAAGAATATTGTCAACTCTAAAGATGCGGTAGTACTGGTTAGTACGGTTTGCAGCAAGACCATCACGACTGTTCATGTTACCTACGTCAACGAATGGGTTTGATACCATGCCGTAACGAGTCTTGAACCCGATACGTGGCTGGAAATCATTCTCGCCAACCGCACGTACCATCTGTAGAGGTACGTAAGGGCAGTAGAAGATACCTGCGTCATAAGGGTTAGTACCTTTGTAACCTACAGTGATGTAGTCACCAACCGCATAGGGGTCGATGTATACACGGATACGACCGTTCAATACACCTGCGAAAGTGTTACCAGTGTCGTCAACTTGCAAGTTAGTGCTCAATGCAGGAGCGTAGTCCAACATACCAGAAGCAACCAACGCAGTAGCAACGTCAGAAGAACAGATAACAACGTTACCTTTACCACGACGAGTTTCTTTTGCAATTACGTTACACTCACGATCCAACTGAACCAACAGACCTTTGAACTTCTCTACTGACCAACGACCATCAGCGTCTGTTGACAAGTCGAAGATACCTTTGGTCTGAAGACCGTCTTGAAGTGAACCGATTTTCGCCTGAGCGTTGATGGTACGGATAACTTCACGGTTGATTTCAGCAAGGATTTCAGTAGACAGAATGTTTGCCAACTCAGTTTCAGCGTCAAGACCGTGGATTGCTTTCAAGTCTTGTGCCAATTCTAAGGTGTATTCTGCTTTCAACGCACGAGATTTAGCAGTTACAGTTGCTTTCTCGATGGTGAAACCCATTTCGTGGAAGTCGTTACCGCCAGGGGTACCAAGTGCTTCAGCAGTCGCAGTTGACATACCACCGTTAACTACGGGGATAGTAGAGTCACCAGCGATGTCTGCGATAGTAGAGTCACCATCAACGTCAGTAACACCAACCAAACCTGAAGGGCCAGCAGTTGCTTGGTTACCAGCAGCTGCATCAGTAACAGAGTCACCTGAGTATGCAGTTACTGCTTCGTTGAACAATGCTTCAGTGTTTGCTGCACCCGCACCAGCGTTTGCAGTTTTGTAACGTGAACGCATTGCGAAGATAAGACCAGTAGGGCCAGTCATAGGTTGAACACCACACAGATCATATGCCATCAAGTTAGGCATTGCACGACGAACAAGTGCGATCATCACGGGGTTCCAGTTAGCGCCAGGACTTGCAGCAGAAGTGAAACCAGTTACAGAGTTGTTGGTTTCTGCTTCCATAAGAGCACCCTGCTCACGGAACGCAATTTCTTGGTTCTCAAGAACAGCAGCGGTTACAGCACGACGGTGAGAATCTTTGATCTCTCCAGCCGCTTCTTCGTTGAGAACGGGACTCCACTTCTCAACTAATTTATCGTAAGATACAGTATTCATTAGAATATCTCCCTATATTACTTTTTAGTTTTTTGGATAGCTTGTAGGTACTGTTCCAT